GTCCTCCCAACTATGGCGCTGTTGTCGTGTTCTCTCGTGGTAATGGTGGTCATGTAGGTTTTGTCGTCGGTGAAGACGCAGACGAATACTATGTATTGGGTGGAAATCAGAATAATGTGGTGAACGTAACCCGCATCTCAAAGTCTCGGACACTGGGGTTCCGTTGGCCACTGACTTACCCATACCAACAGAAATCTCTTCCCCTGATGGAAGCTGGTAAGATCCCACTGACTACTAACGAGTTCTAAACAAGGAGCGGAGCGACATGGAAATCCTATTCTTCTTTATCCTATTGGCATGTATGCTTGCGTTTGCATATTCTTTTATGGAGTAACGATGCAACAGAAACCAAAGCCTCGGACCCGTCGTGTAACCACTAAGCACGACGAAAAGAAATCGGCTATAGAACTTGTCCCCCGTAATCAGAAACAACAAGATTATTTACAGGCTCTTAAGACATCAAGTCAGGTCGTTGTCTTTGGACCAGCGGGAACAGGTAAGACTTACTGTGTATCTACATATGCCGCCAACCAGTATCATCTTAAAGAGATCGACAAGATCGTCATCACACGGCCACACGTAGCTGTAGGTAAGGATATTGGGTTTCTTCCGGGGACACTTGAGGAGAAGGTTGCACCTTGGGCCTTGCCTGTCCTAGACGTTCTTGAGGAACACTTGGGTAAGGGTGTCGTTGAGACTGGACTTAAGGCTGGTAATATTGAGGTGGCACCCCTATCTCTTATGCGTGGTCGTTCCTTTAAGAATGCCTTCATCATCTGCGACGAAGCCCAAAATATCTCTTTCCACGAACTCAAGATGCTGGTAACAAGGGTAGGTGAGGGTTCACATCTGATTCTAAATGGTGACATCCAACAGTCAGACCTCAAGGAAGGGGATGGATTAAGTAAGATCGTCCACCTAATCAAGAAGCATATGTTGCCAGTCCCCATCGTTGAGTTTACAACTGACGACATCGTAAGGAGTGAAATGGTTAAGATGTGGGTTACGACATTCATGAAGGAGAATCTATGACCAAACCCAAGGAACGAAGTGACTTCGATAACGTAAATCACCCCGCTCACTACGGACAGGGCAAGATTGAGGCAATTACCTACATCCATGACTTTCTGAGCGACGAGGAGTATGTTGGATACCTACGTGGGAATATCGCCAAATACATGCACCGATGGCGATACAAGAACGGTGCAGAAGACTTGAAGAAAGCTCAGTGGTATCTTGACCGCCTAATTGAACAGCAAGAGGAGTTGAAGTTCTGATGATTGATATGTTTTTGGGGGTAATCCTCCTGTGTGACCCCAATGAGGTGGACCTTTGTCGTGTTGTCCGTGGCTCCTTCTTTGAGACCCATGAGGAATGCACTCTAGACCTTGTTACTTCTGGCCTTGGTTATGTTGCTGATGCGTATGGAGGGGATGTTCACATTGCTTACTTTGAATGTATCCCCGTAGAACTTCAGGGTGAACCCCTCTGAACACAAAAAAGGGGTGCCCAAACGGACACCCCCAAGGTGAAAATCAGTTTCTTGTTCTGGTTATACCCTAGTCACATGCTGCACGATACGCTTGGACAAGCGTAGCCCCCGTCTGGATAACCCCGGCGGGGGTTTCTTCTTGTTCGTCTACTATGGACTTAGTGTGGGCAACAAGAGGGTTCTCCAGTCCATCACAGACGCCCCTATTAGTCTCTGGAGCTAAGGAAGTCGTCCAGCACCCCGATAGAACCGTCACGGTCATTAGGAGCATTCCTAATCGCAGCATCAACCTTCCTCCTGATCTCTTGGTCTTCCTGAAGGGTCTCTATTTGTTGCTCTTGTTGTCCAATAGTCTTTAGCTGTTGGGTCACAAAGTAACCACTGATAGTAACGACCAAGAGGACTATCCCTGTCAGATAAGCTTTGCTTGGTAGCATCTTCAGTATCCCCCGGAACTAGATCCGATTTCATCAATCTCTACTCCACGAGAGCTTACGTTGACCTGTTTAGAGTAAGCATCAATACCGAAAGCCCCCAAGACATACAAGAAGATCCAAGGGGTGATAGCACCTACTGTGTTGAAGTCTAGGGTAATGACACAATAACCCCAGAAGATCAGGAGCAACACTGCTATTTCCCTCTTATAAGTCTTTTTCTTATTCACGAGAGGATTCCCTATCTACCAGAAGGACAGACAACTCATTGACCACCCTCCTCGCCTCTTCCACATCCCTACGAAAAGATTTCCAGCAGTGGTCTTCTTGCCCAAAGAGACTGAACATTTTGTCGATGAAGGGCCGTATCTTAAGGTCTTCTGCATAAGCAGCGGCGGATAAGGTCATCTCAGGTGTGCCCCCTCGTAGTGTGTTGAGGGTGCGAGAGAGACACGAAGCAAGGTTGAAGAGTAGTTTCAATACTACACCCCCCTCAGTTCAATGCCGAACAGCACGTCAACAGCTTCATCGGACAGGCCTGCGAACGCTTGCAGCATTATAAGTAGGGGGGCGTTGCGGAGGATGGTTGTCGCTCCAGCCCACTCGATTTCCGCTGCGGCTCTTTCTACGTCGGTCATGCCCACAAGCGCGGCGGTAAAGGTGTCAGGCCATTCGCCCTTGGCGGCTGCGACGGCTTCGGCGATTGGTAAGATGCCAGACGTTATGAGGTTGGTGCAGAACTGCCCGCGCGTGACCGAAGCACTGGCGCGTTCTGTGGTAAGCAGTTCTTCGGGAGTTGGTTCGTAAACAACCCATTTTTGCCCATCCCATTCGGCCAGATCATTTGGGGGTATTGGGATTTCAATAATACCCTCTATTGAAGGAATGCCCCCAACAAAAATGCCAAGATATTTTCCGTCACGGTCTGCATAGGCTTTTGCGTCTTGTCTTATCATGTTCTGACCCCCAAAACGAGACAGCTAACGGTATTTGTTGTGTTGCTTCCGGTCCTAATAAGCTGAAGTCTAAGCCCATTTGTCCCAGCGGGCAGATCAAACTTCTTATGTATTGTTCCGGAGGATGATGATCCAGACGTAATCTGAGTGTAACCGCTGAAACTAGCACCATTGTCTACGCTAGTTGCATATTCAAACCTTGCCGCACCAGTAAAATCGAATGAGCCAGCCACAGTAAAATGAGATATTCCAGAGAAACCAAGGTATGTAGTAGAGGTTGATCCAGTTGTAACTGATTTAGCGAAGACATCGTTAAGTTGCTCTATTGTTTCTGTAGGCGGGACAAGCGCATCAATAGCCGCCTTTACCTTCTCTGGGCTAACGATAGCTTCAGTCGTGCTGGTTCCAGTTTCCCAATCAGACTGAGGAAGCGTCGTAAGATTGGCGACCTCAAATTTATTAGTGGACTGATTGAGTGTGCCGATATTGATCCAAGTGTCGTCAGCCTCATTCCTCATCTTCAGAATATTATTGGTGGTATCATACCACAACATATTAGCGTAGGTGTCTGATGGTGCGCTAGGGCCACTATTATTAGAGACGGCAGCTAGGAGGGCATTATTCAAGTCAGACCTAAAGTTTGGGGCTGTCTGATTGTCGATTACATAATCGTGTTGAGCCATTAGTTATACTCCACTATAGCATCAAGTTGTGAAAGGCTAGGGGTCACACCTTCAGAGGAACTGGTGAGTTCAACCTTAAATCTAGCTGCCCTAGCGAAATAGTCTCCCGCCCTAAATTTCTTGTAGTCCGTCCAAGTAGGGGATCCAGCGGGGTCGTCATCTGTCGTTGAGATATAGGTAACGACATTGGTATCCGCGAATTGTGCAGCCCCTGTGAAATCATCGAAGTTACCCGGCAAATTGTCGAAGAGTCCCGGCAAGTCGTCCCAAAGACCAGCAGAGTTGTCCTGTCTAGCGGTTGCCACATCAATACGAGACCTGAACCTACGGGTAGAGCCTGTATCAATGTAGTTGCTAAACTCATATGTAGCGAGGAAAGGTGCCGTTCCTGTTACATCAGTGATAATCAGATCTCCACTACTAACTGAACATCCAGTCTTAGTTCCACTAAAAGTTGGGTCTTCCGTCTGTGTAGATGTATTAGAGAAAGACTCTAGTGCAGCGGCAGGGATGACGATAGAAGTGTAATTACCCGAAGCATTCCCTGTCTTATCAAAAGCCCTAATCATATACGTCCCCGGTTTAGCAGGAACAGTAAAAGAGTTGCCGGGTCTTGGTGCTTTATCTACTACAGTGACAGCATTAGCCCAAGTCGCACTAGTCTCTTCCACAGCGTGTCGGATACGGTAGAAAGAAAGATCGAGGTCGGGGACAGGTTCCCACTCAAGGTGGACAGAAGCCCCATTGATCTCTGCTGTAAAACCCCCAACGTCTGCTGGAGGAAAGGCCAAGCCAGCCACGACAAAACCTGTCAAAGATACGAAATCACTTTTGACCCCAAGGAAGGAATAGCTCCTAGCCCGGACATCATAAGTAACTCCCTCTGTGTCGAGGATTTCGTAAACGCCCAAGTCCCCAACACCAGCAACTCTCCAATTAGTCTCACTAGACTTCTTGAATTGGACCTCTACCCTCTCCACATTGAAAGGTTCAGAGGATGTGACACTGGCAAAAATGACATTAGTAAGGTGTTCGTTTATGATCCTAACTTCGCTGCTTAGATTAAGACCAACAGGAACAGGTCGGAAGGGGTCGGGCAGCGTAGTATTATTCTGTTCAAAGACAGCCCCACTAGCACCAGTGAAAACCCCCTCACTGATTTCTCTGAGGGTCATATTAATCTGGATGTCTAGTCCATCTCCGGTTAGCCCGAAAGTCCATTCTACAACCTCGAAGGGCTTCTGGTCCCAACCGAACCTTTCGTTGGTGATATTAACGAAGTCACCCACTTGAACTTGGAAGGCCCCCATACCGAATGCAGCAGAAAAGGTAATCTGTTCCCTGTTACGGTTAAGGGCAATACGAGCGACCCTTTGTGCAGTCAGACTAGAGGAAGTAAACGGGAGAGGGAAATCGAGAACATTAGGGAGATTGTTATCAGCAGTTAAGAAAGCTGAGTCTGTTACTTCGGGGTAGTCGGTGATTTGCCAGTCGGTCTCATCCCCAGCAAAAGTCCCCTTGACAGAATTAAAGTTGTCACGACGAGAATGACGTGTTGAGAGCGAGATACCAGACCTCAGATCATTTTCATCAAACGACACGGTAGGGGCAGACCAAGCAGCAGCTTTCATACGCCACTTACCTTGACCATACCACAACAGGCCTCCCATAGAGGAAAGGAGATCAGTCCCGATCTGCGCAGGTTCTAGGCTTGTTAGGAAGGCACCATTACAAGTATAGCGATCTTCACTCTCCACTGTCTGTTCACAGATATTAGCTGCGTTGGTAACAAGACTGTCGTCAATCCTAGCGCTAGGTTGACCTAGCCCATAATCACTTGTGAGGTAATCCCGCAAGCATAGGGCAGGGTTATCGCTCCAAGACGTAGTTTCTGTCCGGGGGTCGTATACTTTCTTTCCTCTGACCTTAACAGACAAGGCTGGAACACCATTGGGAAAAGCGTCTTGGTCAAACTTAAATCTGACATAGACATAGGCAATGCCCCGCAGTCTGTGGTCAGAGGTCCACCTACCGTCAGTAAGATCAGAGGTCTCAGAGATTAGATCGGAATCAGCAGTCTGTGCATCAGTCCCGAGATAGGTCTTAATCCTGACAAAGCCATCATACCTAGAAGGAGAGGTAACATTACCTGAGCCATCAATTGTGACGACCTCATCGTTAAGGTATACCTCTTGATAGCTGTCGATCTCATGCCCAGCAAAAGCTAGGATACGATGCAAGAACTCATTATTACCCCCAGTAGAGGAATCATAGATACGGGCACCACCGACACGGGCTTCACCATAGATGATCTGATGATCTAGTGCTGCACCTGAACTTCCGCTTAGGCTGTAGCCCTGAGAGCCGGAGAGGTCAGGAGCTTTAGGCTTAGGTGTAAGGGCGTTAAGGGCTGCACCCATAGCTGTAGTGACAAGGAAGTGACCAAAAAGGCCCATCCCAAGGAAACCCCCTACAGTGGCTGTAAGGCCTAATGCAGCGCCAGCAGTAGAGATAGCACCTATGATTGCTGCAATTGCCATTTAAGTCAGCCTCTTCTCAAACTTCGTTTCTACCTTGCAATACCCAAGCCTAGTTAGCAAACTGGAAATATCGTATTTATCTGTGTATGTAATCTGCAACTGACCAAAGCCATCTTCCTTGATGCAGCCTTCTACAAACTTAAACAACTTAACTCCCACGCTACTATTCCTGTAGTTAGGGTGAAGAAAGATTGCATCGTTTGATACGACAAAATTGCCTTTGGAATGGAGACTTGGGCTTACAACGACAGTAAAGTATCCTATAAGCTGCCTTCCAGATCTAACAGTAAAGACCTTAAGGCTACCACTATCCTCAAGGACTTTATACAAATCCCAATCAGGCTCAAGTTCGTATCCAGCTTCTGGCCTACCAACCTCTGACCAATCTAGAACCACGAGAGAATTTACGTCGGGGATAAACTTACACAAAGGCTCTTGTTGGTATGTAATCATTTAGCTACTCTTCCTTTAGACTATGCAGCAGTTCTTCCCCACAGAATGTCTTTATCTTGAAGACCAGCAACAAACTCTAGCCCCCTATCATTAGGGAAACGAGACTTCTGATCTTCATTAGTGAAACGTCTTACTACTGGCCTCTCCAGTCTAATCAGGACATTCTCAGCGGTGACAGAGATAACAGCACTCTCGACATCTTCTTGAATGTTCATCTGGTCAAGTTCACCAGAGAATACTTCAGTCAATTGAATGCCCGAGACCTCAGTAATAACAGTGTCCCCAGATTCAGTAAAAATAAGCCCGCCGCCCTCCTGAAGCAACCGTTGGTTGATTACGATAGCGAAGAAAATGCGGCACTCACGCCCCTGATAAGGCTCCTGTAGCGCCAAAGACAAGAAACTGCTGGGGATACCAGTCAAGGAGAGGGTAGCACCCTTAGCGTCCATCTCTGTCGTCTCGGTCACGGAGGAAATGTTTAGGAGGCCACCGACACCAAGATATGTTTTATCCCCAATAGTCAGGCTGCCATAGCCCGTCCACATATACAGTGGCTCATCGTCAAGGTCTAGCTCAACAGCAAAGAATGGCTCCAGAAGTGGCTCAGAGAGTTCTTCTTTTACCAGTGCAGATATGTCTCTACTCATATACCTTACGCTTTCTTCTATCGGGTTATTTCATTAGGGGTAGTATTAAGCGCCCCAAGGAAGCCCAGCCTGTGCGATAATGTCGTTGGGGTTCATTGGCGTATCCTTACGTGACGATTTTCAGAGTCCCACTATCATTCCAAATGTCTCCAGCAGACAGGCCAGAAGAGGAAGTTGGAAGTCCGACGACTGAGAGTTTTGATCCGGGCGAACTAGTCCCAATACCTACGTTCCCGCTGTCGGTGATACGCATAGTTTCTGAGCTTGCTGTCCTAAAAACTACAATACCCGGAGTCCCGTCTTCATCATGGGCATCTATAAAGAAAGCAGAACCGTTTTGTTCAAGGTCTGTGTAACCTCCTGCCGCATCGAGATCTTCAATGCGCATCCCTGCAATACCAGTTTTCGCAAGGTGTAGGATTTGATCGGGATTACTTGTCCCAATCCCTACGTTACCGCCTGCGGCGATACGCATGACTTCGGAGCCATCGACCTCAAACCGCATAGCTGTGTTAAAGCCAACATTGTCGGGGTCAGCTTGAATAGCGAGGCTCTTGGAGCTGGAGCCGCCGTGAACAAAAGCCCCGCTTATGTTATTTGCAGAAGTGTCGCCAAATGAAGTCACATAAAAGTTGGTTGCAGAAACATTTCCATTTACAGAAAGATCTTGTGAAGGCGAACTAGTCCCAATCCCTACCCGATCAGTCGAAGCATCTACAAACAACGTATCGGTGTCCACGACCAGATCCCCTCCGTTGATGTTGAGGCCACCAGTCATTGTATCACCAGTAATACGGACAAACCCCGTAGACGTATCTAAGGCAGTTTTAAGTTCACCAAAGGTAATAGCTTTAGTCTCAATTGCCGAGGTATCAACTACAGCAAACTCATCATTATCAGCCAGATTGGCTCCCGTAAGAGGAGTTAGTTCTGAAATCTTCTTTTCGGCCAAAGGACTTCTCCTATTTACAGGGCTTCTACAGCATCAAAACCAATGCCGTAAATACTTGCGTCGTTGATATTGAATGATTGCTGGGTTCCTTGTAGGCGGAAACGACCAACAGTATTAGTCAGGGTAGCTGTCGCACTAGTCACATCAGATCTAAGGGCAGGCCATATCTCAATAGTCCCAGTCCCACTTCTATCTTGAAGAACCTTATGCAAGGTAGCCGTAGCACCTGAGCCAAGCTGAATGTAGTCCCCAGCCAAGAGTGTCCCAGTCATCGTAATAGTAGGACTAGCACTTCCAGCAGTCCCTGTAATCGTCGCTGAGGTGGCAGTTCCTTGAGGAGCCTTACCATTAGGGTCTCCCAAGAGAAAGGTGCCTACGGGGCCATTCATAGCCAACAAGAAAGCAACCCAAGGCTCAGCTAGGTCACGACGAACAGGGGGGATGGAAATAGAGGCTGTCCACCTTTGGCCCGGATGACGGATGATCTGCTGTTGGAATGTGAAGGGCGATTGACTGATAGCGACAGCGTTGTTAGCACTAAGAGTGATCTGAGCAATCCCAATAGAGGTTGGAAGAGCTAAAGGGTAGGTTATAGCCAAGGTTTTCCCTCTCTATACATTATTGAAACGCAGCCCGCATCTGACCACCACGACGGCGAGCATCAATGACGGCAGTCTTAGTTGCATTAGTGATCTGGGGCATGAGCTTGGCTACCTCTTGGCGGATAGCAGCGGGGTCAGTCCCACCAGATACGTTAATGTTGTTGACGACAGATACTCCATCAGATCCACCCATAGCCCTACGGGTAAGGTCAGCATTAATTACTGTCCCGCTACGAGAGGGCATAACAAGTTCAGGCCCACGTTCCCCGACAAGGTAAGGTTCACCTGCCATCATGGTCCCACCAGAGGCTTTTTGTCCAGTCACACCACCAAAGATGCCCCCAAGGAAACCTCCACCTCCACCGCCCCCGAAGAGACCTTGGATAAGCGGGCGGATCACCATCATCCTCATGGCTTCAGCAAGGATTTGTCGTGCCATATCTCTGAACGCTTCGGAGGCAGACTTAGAACCGTCAATGATCGACATGAAAGCATTTTCCATAGAGGACATTGCAGTCTTTTCTACTTGCTCAAGGGCTTCCGCGTAGTCGTATGCACCTTGTTGCGCTTGGTTGTAAACCTCTTGGGCCTGAGACACAAAAGAATTATACTCTTGTTGAGTGATGAGACCTGCACGAAGGGCACTATCCAGCATCTGCACTTCTTGATTATAAAGACGCAGGTCTTCTTGTGCCTGCTCTATTGCAGCTTGCAGTTCTGGACCAAAGACACGGGAGGCGAAATCTGGGGTTCCTCCGCCTCCGCCTGCACCTGCTCTCGGAGAAGGGACATCAATAGCACCAGTGCGGTCCACATTCCTGCGATTAGAGGGCAGGTTTCCAAAGCCCAAGTTTGTAGAACCAAAGTCCCCAAACCCTTGCGTATCGACACCACCCATACCAAACGACAGACCGGGCCTTTCGACCATACCACCCCCACCGGGGAGGGCGTCGTTCAAGCGGACAGCTTCGTCAGCAGCCAACCCGAGGCGTTGCATAAGGAAGGCTACTTGAGAATTAAGACCAGTAAGATCGGCGGACGCTGCGGCACCTAATGCTGTAACTAACCTGTCCGATTCGTCAGCCGCCTCCGAAGCAGAGCCTTCAACCAAAGATAAAACTTCTTGTAAAAGTCCCGCTTCTCTGGCAGCTTCAATTAGCGCACTTCTCATTTCGTCTGCCAAGGGGCCGGACATAGTAGACAGCAAATCATTAGCAACGGCGAAAGATTCAATTAGTTCTTGAGTGCTACCCGCCGTGGCAATGTTGCGAAGTGCTTGCTGAACA